GGCCGTGCCGGGTACTGGCGCATAGGGCACGTTTTCCCATGCGGTCGCGATGGCCGGGCTAACGGCGGCGAGCGCAACCTCGAGCGCGCTACGGATCAGCACCGCGCTCATGTCGCCACCTTGGCAACGGCGGCCTTAACAATGTCCTGAAATTCCGTAACCGTGCGACCTACAACCGCCTGCGGCGCGGGGTGCTGGTGCGACCAACCGTCCTCAATCCGCTGCGCATAGGGCACATTATTGGCGAGGTAGAACATCTTACCCGCCGCGTCCTGCGGTAGCTTGCCGGTATTGGCGGATAGCGTTACGCCGTAGTCATGCCCGGGCACAACGCCGCCGGGGATTTCCCCTACGCCTAGCTGCCAGTTGGCGCGAAAATGCCCGCCGACATAACCTTTAGGCGGCTTGCTTTTCCAATAAGTCGCATCGCCCACGGGCGAGCGGTCATCAATGACGGTGGTGATATGCACCATAGTCTCGCGGATAACCGCATCCGCGAGCGCGCCCGCCTTATCCGCGAAAGCCTGCAAGTCTAAAGCGAAGCTGCCCATTATGCGGCCCTCCGCACAGTGCAATCATAAATAATCGCCAGCCCGGCGGGTTCAATCTTTTCGACGGCGGTGATCGTTACAACGCCGCCGCTGGCCAGCGTTACATTGTCATCAACGTGCGGGGCGGTAAGCACCGCGCCGGAAGCATCAAGCGCGGCTAGCAATAGCTGCTGGTCGCCCTCAACCACGTTGCCGGTTGCCTTACGATAGGCGGACAAGGGCAGAACAACCGCGCTGGCGCTTTGCGTGCTGGTGGTGATCGCCGCCGCGCCGGTTGCCGGGTTATATGTCCCCGCCGCGTTGCGGGTAAGCGTCACCGCCTGCCCCTTGGCGGCGATCATGTTAGCGGCGGAAAGGCGCTGCGCAATAGTCATGTGCGCACCAATACCGCCATAGCGGCGGAACCCTGTAGGTAAGGCGCAAGCGCCATATCGGTGGCGCGGTACGTGGTGACCGCCGGGGCGTATCGGTCGTATTCGGTTTCTAGCGGCCCTACCTTTTCGCGGACAACGCGCCGCTCCAGATCCGGCGCAAGGTCGCCCGCCAGCGCCTTGACAGCCAAGTCGGCGCAAGCGTTAACAATATCGGCGGGGATAGCGTCATAGGCAACGGGGAAGGTATCAACCTCAACGCCGTAGCGAGGCCAATCCAGCGCCTGCGTATGCAAGCGGCGATATCCGGCCCAGCGGTTGCGATATGCCTGCCCCATGTACCGCGTTGCGGCGCGTAGGGCGGCTTCCTTTACCGCCGTAGTGCCCGTCCAAGTCGCGTTGCCGAAGGCGGTAGCGCGCGCATCAGCAGCGGCGACGGAGCAATAAGCCTCCGCGCTTGCCATGCCCGTACCATCCTCGACAACTAGCGACATTAGCTAACGGCCTTCTTTTTGCGCGGAAGTGATCCGCCGGGTTCCCCGTCGCCGTCGCGGTCGAGCGGGTCTAATGCTTTGTGGAAAGCGGGGTCGAAATCGTCCGCATTGATTTCCACAAAATCGCCTTGATCCTTGCCCCATGGCCGGACTTTAACGGTGCGTTGCGTATCGGACATGGCTTAAGCTCCTAGAAGGTTGTCCGCCCTGCGCATTGACGGGATAACGCAGGGCGGAACCTCTTGTTAGCCGAGCAGCAGGGCTATGTGCTCCGGCTTGACGGCCTTGACACCCCAAGCCAGCGCGACCTCGTACTGGACCTGACGATACTGCTTGTACATGCTAACCTCAAACGAGAGGCCCGAACGCGGGTCAGTGATCGTCTGGCGGTCGGCGGCGCTATCGCCTTCAACCGGCAGGGCGGGGGCGCGGGTGGCAAGCGCGATAGCCGAGCGGCAGAACGCCATATTGCGCGCGGCGGCGGCAACTACGGTGATCGCCTTGGTCGCGGCGGACATTGCAACGCGCAAGCCCGGGGCGGCAATGACAATCGAGCCGCCGTTGGACGTATCGCTATCACCGGTCACCACCAGATACTTGTTGGTATCGCCCGCAAAGGTGATCACGTCACCGGCAAGGATTGTGCCGGTTCCGGCGGATGCCAGCGTGATGGTGGTAGCGCCTACGGCATAACCCGCGTTGTTGGTCGTGGCGCTAGCGCCCGTGCCTGCGGTGCTGGTGACGATAGCCGCGCTTTCGCGGATCATAAGGCCCGCCTTGTTGATGATCACGCCTTGGTTCTGCATGGTGGTATCACCGGCAATATCGTAACGCGATTGCAGGCCAAGCAGTTTGGCCCCGGCGGCGGTATCAATGACAAGCTGCGCATCGGAGCTGTTGCCGTTGTCCTTCAGGATTTTCAGGACGTTTGCGGCGTCGCTAAAATCCCCGGCGGTGCCGAAAGGCGTAGTCCCGGCGGTGCCGTATGCGCGGCTGGCATAGGTGTGGAGCGCGGCGAGGTCGCCTTCCACTTCATTCGTCAGCGTACGCATGGCCTGCGCGAACTGCTGCACCATGATAGCGCTGCGGCCCGGTCCGTTGTTATCAAGGCCCAGCGACTGTTCGCCGTTCCAGCGCACCGGCACGCGGCGTGCCTTGGTGATGGTCATCGACGTGTTGCCAATCGTCTGCTCGCCGTCATCGGGCGGGGTAACGGCTGGTGTAATGTCGCTGGCGGTAGATGCGGGCGCAACCGGGCTACGGACGGTCTGTCCTACTGCGACGCGCTCGAAAGTCATATCCGCACTAACGGCGGGGATAAAACCGACCAGTTCGCGCGACACAACATCAAGCGCGTTATACAGGTCCGGGATCAGGTTGGTGATAGTGTTGGTGGTCATGGCACAATGCTCCGATAAAACAGGGGGGTGATCTAACGCTACATGGTCCCTGACCTATGCAGTCCCGTCCCTGACGGAGCAAAACGAAAGGCCCTGCCTATCGAAAGCAGGGCCTTTATCGCCTAAGCCTAAATAACTGTCAAGCCTAGTCCGTGACCGTGCCGCCAGCCTTGACATGCGCCGCCTTTTCAACCGGCCCCATGCCGTCCCAAGCGGCGCGGTCTACGGCCTTTTGTCCGGCCTTTGCGCCTCCGCCGCCTTGCGCACCGCCGCCAGCGTTAACCGGGGCGCTGACGAATTTCTTGCCGATATCGCCCGCCGCCCATTCCTTGATCGCCGTCGCCACGTCCTTGTCGCCGTACATGGCCTTGCGGTTGTCGCCCTCGGTAACAATAGACAGGTTAGGCATATGCATAGCCATAGCGGCGGCAAGATAGGCCGGGTCCGTCACGCCGTTTTCGGATAGCACCTTGGTCAGCCCGTTCTCGGACAACAGCCGCTGGTTGAACTTGCTTTCGCTTTCCAGCGCCTTGGTGGCTTTGTCTGCTACCTCTTGGTTAACCTTAGCCAAGCGGGCGGCTTCCTTTGCCGCGCCCTGCGCCTGTTCCAGCGCATCCTCTAAGCGCTGCACCTCGGCGGGGTCGATCTCTTGCAGCTTGCGCGCCTCGGCCTTGGCTTTCTTTGCCTCGGCCAGCGCCTCTGTAACTTTCGCGTCCATGGCTTCGATGCGGGCTTCCGCGTCCTTGTTCACCTTTTCAACGAACGCGATAACGTCCGGGTCTTTCATATCGAGTGGCATTGTTAGGTTCCTTTCCTGCGGATTTCACTTAGCTTCAACTCGCGCCCCGCACCGCTGATCAGGTCGCGTACTGTAATTTTGCCCTCGCGCATCATACGGGCGCGGACAGGCCCGAACTGCGCATCCTGCTCGGCGGGGGTTAGCCTGTCGAAAAACTGCGCAAACGTGGTCCCCTTGGGTTGCAGGCCCTTGCTCGATACGCGGTCGCCTATCTGCCCGAACGCCGCCGATATGCCGGGGAAGGCTTCATCCAGCGCGGTAGTGCGCGGGATAGGCGATAGTACGCAACGGTCGTTCCCGTGGATCGGCGGCGCGATGAAATTAACCTGTGTCCCCTTTAGGCGCTTGCCTTCTAGGTCCCATGATTGCCCGTCGAGCGCGGCGCAACGCTTGCATGTATGGCCGTCAAGCGTGGCTTGCCATTTTACGCCTAGGATCGCATCGCCGTTGTCGCGGTAGACGGCCAGCCGGGCGGTATTAGCGGCGGACATAACCGCGCTATGCACCAGCGTGCGAGCATTGCGCCGCGATATGTCCATAACGCCCGCTTCACCCGCTTTGCCGACAACGCGCGCGGTGATCTGGTCAACCGTCTCGTTATTGGCCCGCCCCTGCCGGACAACCGCCGCGAACTGGAACGCCGTATCGGCGGCCTGCTTGTCCCACCATGCCGCGAGGGGCGCGCCGCCGAATAGCACCTCCGCCGCCGATAGCGCTTTCGTTATAGCCGCGCCGGGCGCGATGACCGCTTGGATGCCTTGCGCGACGTGCGCCATAATACCCGATATGTCGACAATGCCGCTTATCCCGCCGTATGCGGCGGCTATCGCCTTGTCGGTGGCGACAATCAGCGCGTCTAGTTCTGCGGTGGCCATGCCCGCCGCATATCGGGTAGCGACTAGCGCCTTTAGTTCATTTTCCAGCACCTGCAACGCGGCGGCGGCTTGGGCTTGCTCGCCCGCCGCCAAGCGCTCCAATTCGAGCGCCTGCTTTATCACCGCGTCGATCAGCTCCGTTTCGGTCATGCCAGCAACAGCTTTTGGCAGAGGGTTAACGCTTGGTCCGGTTCGAACCCCTCGCTTAGATACGCCTCATACATAACCCGGCGCGCATGGGCAATATCGGCGGCGTTGTTAGCGATAGCGCCCACCACTAGCGATAGCCGCTCGAATGCCGCCGCCAGTTCGTCCGGGCTATGCAGGCTCATGCCGCTTGCGTATCCAGCGCGGGTAAAGCGGGTGCGGGTAGCGCGGCAATGTCTATCTCTGCTTGGTGTTCCTCGTATGATTTGCCGCTGTCGATAATATCCGCCCGCTGCAACAGCTCGAAATACTCGCGCTCGCTGATCTTGCCCGCCTGCACATTGGCCAGCAGCGCGGTCAGGCGCGGAGCATCCAAGCCGGTGGGGTTATACTCGCGGTTGATCTGGTAGCTGATTTCGCCGGTAACGCCGACCCATTCGCAGAACACGCCCAGCGCCCATTCGATGCTTTCGGAAACGGCTATGGCGACATCGGCGAGGATGCTGTTTTCGCCCGCGCGTTTGATTTCCGTAGCGCCTAGGGTTTCCACCTGCTTAGTTTCGTCCGCGATCATCCGCGCACCTAGCACGGCCATTTGCTTTTCGATTGCGCCTATCGCGGTGTCGATAGCGCCCAGTCCCGCGCCGGTAAATTCTAGGAACGTGGCCTTTGCGGTAGGGTCCGGGAATACCCAAGCGGCACGGCTCCCGATATACAGGCGCTCGCCCTCGGCCTTGGTGTACCCGCTGACTACCGCCGTGGGCAGGGCGGACAGGTGCAGGCCGTGGCGATAGTCCGAATTCACCTGATAGTGCGCAATGTTTTTGTCGATAAGGTCGATCAGCGGCGGTTCGGTCATTTCGCCGAATATCTTGAAGGGCAGGTACGGCAAAGGCGCGCCGCGCATAAGCGGGTAAAAGTCCGCTCCGACCTGCTCATCCTCGCCGCGCTTGTTGATACGGTAAACCCGCTGGCGATAGAAACCGCGCGGGTCAAGGTCGAGCACGCGGTAGCGGGTTTCGCATTCGTGCGTGTATTCGTCCGCCTGCTCTTCCAGTTCGGTTTCCTCCGCCAGCACCACCATGACAAGCTGGCGGCGGTTATCGCGGCGGGCATATCGCCAATTGATGATCGAACGCATCTCGTAGCGGTGGACTACGGGGCGCAGGCCCAGCGTTTCGGCGGCGGCCTGCGAGATAGGGTAAACCGCCGCGTCGACGGCGGGGAAGTCCACAAGCAAGCCGTACAGCCCGAATATCAGGCTATCCATCACCAACGCCTTGGCCATAATGTCGAGCGATGTGCCCGCGAGGTCAATATCGTCAAGGTGCTCTTCGATAGCGGTGGGTGCATCGATAACCGGCTCTTTGCGAAAGGCCATGCCGGTGAGGCCCGCGACGGTGCGCCATGTCGCGTTGAAGAATTCCGAGCGCGATAGGCGGCCCTTGTAATCCGTATCGCTTTCGCCGGTTAGCTTGGGCAGGTACGTTTCCTTTTTGGCGTGGATACGTTCCTGCCCGGCGACGATATCCGCCGCCCTTTCCCATAGCGGGATAAGCCGGTCGTAATCGGGTGCGGTCGTACGGACGCCTGCCATATCAGAAACCTTCCAGCGCAACGCGGGACATTGCCCGCCCCTTTATAGGGTATTTGTAGAAAAGGAAATAACCCGCCGCATCGTTTACATGGTCCAAGCCGCCGCTTTTATCGGGTTCGCCGTTTTTGTCATAGGCTTGTTTTTCCAGCCCCTCAACAAAGGTGGGGCATTTATCCGGGTTGACCTTTAGGCGGCGGACGCCCTCGCTATGAATAAGCTGGTTAACCGCCAGCACGCGGTCCTTGACGTGCGGGTTCCCCGGCGCGTTCAACACGGTGAAGGCGGCGGCGCGGAGTAGCGATATATCGCTAACGCTGGCATCATTTGACTTGCGGTTGCCGCCGCTGGCATCCGGGTAAACAAATATCGCGTGGCCTTGATACCGCGCCTTGATGGTGGCGATCATGGCGGGCGTGTCGAATATCCCGGTTAGCTCATCAACCGCATGGGGCAGGCCGTCACGCAGTACGAATACAACGGCGGACATTTTGGTAACATTGAAGTCCATGCCGATGTGCAACGGTTCGCTGGTCTGGATCGTGGTGGTGCAGGCGTTTAGCGCGCGGTCGTATTCGGCGTAAACGCTACCCGCCGTCAGGTTGACGAATTCGCCGTCAAGGTATGCGGCTAGGAGGTTGGCGGGATAGCTTGCGCGCAAGCTGTCGATATAGCCGGGCGGCAGGTTCGCGGCATTCGACATGGTGGTGGCCTTGATCAGCCTATATCCGGGCGCGGGCGCTTTCTGCCAGCGATCATAGACGAAGCGGAAGCCTTCCGGCGTAGTGGCGACGGCAACGGTATTAAGCGCGCCGTCGGGTTTCTTTTGCCGGTTGCGGGCAATGGCCTTATTCCAGACCTCGCGGGCCTTTTCTGTGGGCAGCGTATCCAGTTCGTCGAGCACGCTATCGGCCACCTCGTATGCGACGATCCGCGCGGGGTTATCCATTGTCCGCATGATGATGGACCCGCAATTGGCGATGTCGATCACGCTGTCGTTTTTGTTGATGGTGAAGCGCGCCCGCATACCCGTGAGCAATTCGGTAAAGCGCGGTATAGCCATTCGGGTGATCAGGTCATATGTCGGCATGTAGTAAGCAACATCGCAAGCGGGGTAAGCTCGCTTCAGGCGGAGGATCCGCCATAGGGCCGCATGTGACTTGCCCGCCCCAAAGCCCGCAACCATGGCCGGAAATTGCTCCGGCGCGGCCACGAAGTCCCATTGCGGGCGGGTAAGCATTATTCGGCGGGCCTTTCGCCTAGGTGGATATCGGGCAGGCCGATCTGGCCCTTGATGTTCGCATCTAGCTTGTCGGTGAGGTGCCCGTAAAGTTTGGCGAGACCCATAGTTGCGCTGATAGCGGCGGCGGGCGTATCAAGGTCGCGGGCAAAGTCGCGGTCCTGTAGCAACATATCGCGGATGGTTTCGACGGTGATTTCATGCCGTGCGGCGTGTTCCGCCTTTAGTTCATCTACCCTTAGCGAAATCTTAGCACTGGCTAGTAGCTTGGAAGCGTTGACGTTGACGCACTCCGGCTTTGTTCGTGATGCGTCATATGCCCGCCTGTATGCTTCGGAAGCATTGCCCGTTTCGATATAGGCAAGGCAGAACGCTTCCTGTTTGGGTGTGAGGTTTTGCGCCATGGGGCGGCAAGTTAGCATAGGCCAGCGCGCTTGGCTATAGCCCTTAGTCGTTGCCGTCCTCGTAGTGCGCAAAGCGTGTAGCATGGGCGAGCAAGCGCCCGCAACCACGGTTATGATATGCCCCGCCCTTTCCGTCTAGGCGTCGTTTAGCGCCTAAGCTGACGCAGAGTGTTTTCGCGGCGCGCAAGCTGATCCCGAGCCTTTCGGCAATGGCGCGGTTGGTGAGGCCCGCACGTTTCATGCCCGCCGCGATGGCCCGCATTTCGTCGTCTGTGGGGGTCATGCCGTTAGTTCCGTTTTGGGTAGTCCGTATTCAATAACGGGGGCACCGCGATAGACCCTATCCGTTTCGCAAGCCACCATATCGCCCGCCGCCACCATATCGGCAATGCACTTTTCGATAGCGGCCCTATCTTCATCGCTTCGCATTCTCATCTTGTTGGCTATGATGGCGATTGTGCTAGCCCCTTTCCTGACCGTGTTCTTGATGCGCGGTGGCATGGTGTCGCCCGGACAGAGGCCGTATTTCTTTCCCTTCTCGACCCGCCATATGCGGACGGATGAGCGCAAGCCCGCAGGGGTTATATGGGAAACCCAAGCGCCCCATTTCAGCCGGGCCGTTGCTTCCATTGCCTTGGCCACCTCATTGGCATCGTACTTTTCGCACTCTACCGCAAAGCTGTCGCCTATCTCGGCTTCGTCCCATTCTGGCATCGCCTTGATGCCCAAGGCGGGGGGCAGTGGTACGTTCTTGTCAATCGGCATCACGCTCACTCCAATAATGTTGTTCTTGCAACATAGGCAATTTTCATAATGTCGCAAGAAAAATATGTCAGCCACCCATAAAAAGCCAAGAATACGGACCAAGGAAAAGCAAGGATCAAGCTAGACAATAGCTTCTGACAATAATTTATTGAATTCACTAGATATTTATATCGTAGGACATCAAGGATAGAGAATAGAGACTAGTTTTCACTGTCCCCCAAAACCAGTCAGGTAAAGATACCTAGAAGCCCTATTAAGGGGGTCTCTAGGGGGGTCTCTAGGGGGTGTTTTTTTCTCTCTCTATATATAGGGTATGTCCTTGATGTCCTTGGATTGCTTTTCCTTTTA